TCTCCATTAAATCATTGATTGCGGAAACTGCGCTTTTTGCTCCTTTGTATGCCGCCACCGCAGCCGCCAGTGTCACTGGTTCCATAGTCCCGCCTTTTTTTCATTTCACTGGTGAGCGCATAGCGGCGCAACCGCCGCATCTGTGACGCTAGTTTGAATTGAGATTGCGGGAGATAAATCGCGCCAACTTTGATATACAGACACTAGGAGCCTAATTCGGGCCAATCGTAAAGAATACCACTTTTTGTCTGCTTGCCGTCACTATCCACTGTGTATTTAAGAAATAACGCTTCCACCGCGTCTGTGTTTGCAGCGTTATCAATAGCCGTTTCCATCTCCGTTGCTTTAGTTCTTATAGCGTCACGCCATGTTTGAATATTTGATGGGATAGCCGTGCCTTTATCAGCCTTCCTCACTATCGCCCAATCGGTTTGAGCAAGAAGCGAACCTTGCTGGCTTTTTACTTCGTTTTTAAGATTACTCTTAACACCTAAATTAACAACTTGGTTTCCGTCGCTATCAAGAATTGCTTTCCCGTCCTTATCGACCGAATTAACATCCGTTAAAGACTTCGCCGTAGATGCCACGCTCCCATCGGCATTATGCGAAGAATTATAAAGCCGCTGATCTGGGAATGGCTGCAAAACAATTTCGGAAATACCAGCCGCTTTCTTTTCATCCTCCGACCAAATATTCCAGTTTTTAGGCTGAAGCGTTCCATCAGAATCTCGCCAAGCCCGTCCAGGCCGAATTGTCTGGTCACCGACCTTAAAGATCGAAGTCATGTCTTTTCTCCGTTGTTAAAAATTATTCCGCTCTATTATTCAGCGGAAATGGCGTACCGATAGAAATGCCACAGGTTGTTTGCCCGTCTGTTTGATGCCATGCTCCTTGACCGGGGCTGGCCTCACGAACTTTAAATCCCGCACCTAAAATATCCGCACTTCCAGTTATTTCGTTAGTGCTAATATTGTGTATGCGAGTGCATTTCGTCCAAGGGTTGTATGGATTGTGCGTACCACTCCAAGCTAGGTATTGCCCGTAACCGCCACCAGTTTCTGTCATTTGTCCCCAAAGCATCCACTCTGGCTTGTTATTGGTATGAACATATGAACTGTCTGTGCCGCTAGAATTTTTATAACTGTAAAAAGAAACGAGATCATTTTCTGCAAAGACAATGTATCTATAAGTAGCTGTTGGAGCCGCGCTTTTTACCACAGCATTTGAGCTAGTGACCTCTGCATAATACTTAGAGCTTTGCTGGCCTTCAGAACCACCTTGTGCAAGCCGAATATTGTTATTGGCTGTCATATCGGGGTGAAACCAAAACCAACCATCATGGCCTGACGTTGCTTCAGAGCTAATAAAAATAGAGAACCGACTTGTTGAACTTGATAGTCCATGTGCCGCACTCGTATCACTTCCATTACTATGTGACATTGTTCCCGTAGCAATTCCCGTGGTAGCCCCTGTTGCAATAGCGCAACCCGTCCAATTATTTGATCCAGCTAACGTAGGAAACGAATTTTTTCCAAGAACGCCATCGTCTGCAAAAGGAATATAATTAGACGAGTCATCACTAGCATAAAAAATTCGTTGCTCACTTGCATCACGATTATAAAGGATACTAATCCAGTTGCTGAAACTGTGTGCTCCCTCAGTCGTAGATTTTATATTGGCTTCAGTTGCATTAGTCGTAACGATTGCGTCAGACAGGGAGCCAGTATAGCCAGATGTTAAGTTAGCAGAGTTGAGAGCTAAAGCCCCACTTGGCGGCGTATAAGTAAAACCTTTTTGTCCGAAATTCAAATCCCAGACAGTAGACGCATTTGCATTCTGTGTCGTCGCAAAGCACTGTGTCGTGAAGGCAGAGCCACAAGTGCCTTGAGAAGAATTGTTTTTGTAAAATGTAACTTGCCCATCGTCTATATAGACGCCGATAACATCACCAGAGGTATAAGTCGCATTATAACTTGCCCAAGACGAACCTAGAAACTTAGTCCCATCTTTTGCATACAGCACAACAACCTTACTCCCATACTCACTCATTTGATCGGCTAACGCTTCTGCAACTCCGACAGAATCTTTGTCAGAACCTGTCGCTGTCAATGTGGCTTCAAAATACCATTTTCCACTAAGCGGAATAGCCATCGTAGAAAAATTATCTTTGCCATTTCCTGACGCTTTAAGGTTGCCATTACTCAAACCACCTTTTCGGGTTGACGAGGCAATAGGGTTAAGCGTTGCGTAGTTTCCAATATCATTATTAGAATCATTTGTCGGTGAGTCAGAAACTTGCTGAGTTGTCGCCATCGACCCATTAACAGTAAAATTATTTCCGTTGCCACTGGTATCCGCACCTAAATTTGATGCATCAGAAAAATTCAATTTAAAGCCGCTGGTGCCGTAACTACCTGCATACTCCTTGGGTATCCATATGCCGTTGTCAGACAGTTCACCAAACTCACTTCCATCAGCCGAGGCTATGTTGTCCAATAGAATTACTTCGGCCATTCCCCCGTTGTAAAATACTTGTGGGGTACTGTTATAACCATTCATACCAATGGCCATTTCTGTGCCAGATGTTAGCCACTGAGTAACTTGGTTTTGGCTAGGATAAACGTGAGCGTCTAAATTGCCGTATCCATTTTCAACAACTTTCGTTCCATTAATCATGTAGAAAATGCTTGAACCGCTAGGCGTTGAAACGGTGGAATCATAAACTAGAATGAGATTAAACCACGCTGTCGGGTCTAAATATTTACTTTCAGTGTGCAAGTCACTGTGCCGACTCCCACCAACGTCGGAAAATAAATCTAAAAACCCAGTGTCTTCAAATGAGATGCCACTCCGATTATTATTGTCCGTCCATGCACTAAAAATAGTTCCAGATGTTGAAACGCTTGCCCTTTTCAACCAACAACTAAACGTAAACTTTTTATTTCCAGTGGTTGAGGAAGGCGAAAACGCTAAATAGTCATCTGATCCGTCGAACCAAGCGGAGTCTTCAATAACAAATCCAGACGAACCCGCCGCTGAACCAAAAAACGCTGGTGACCATATAGGCATTATGCGAACGCCAACTGAGCAGCACCCAACTGAATAGATGCGTCTGCTTTTACAACATACGGCACAACATCAACCGCTGACGCCGCCGTTGAGATTGTCAGCCCTGACCCTCCCGCTGTCTCGTAATCGGTTCCCAAACCAAGCGTTCTGCTTCCCGTTCCATCTTGAATAATGATAATAAACCCAGATTGACCAACTGCTTCAGTTGATGGATTGGCAAGCGTCACGTTCCCGGTAAACGTCAAAACAAAGTTTTGGTAGGTCTGAAAGTCTAAAACCGTACTTCCTGAGATTGAGGCCGTCTGTGTAGAACCCACCGCCGCATGGCTAAACTGTGTTACTTGATTCTCATCAATCGCAAACGCCACATTACTACCGACCGTTGACCCCTGACCAAATACAAGATCATCAGCGGAATCATCCAGCCCTATGTAAAAGTCTTGAGCGTTTCCATCAAATACGACCTTGGTATCAACCTCTGCCCCATCACCTATAGTTACAGCGTCATCGTCCAGGGTCATTATGGCGTTTGTGCCTACCGTTGAACCAACCCCAACCACCAGCTTATCGGCACTGTCATCTAGCCCTACATAAAAGTCTTTCGCATTCCCGTCATAAACCAGTTTTACGTCTGTAGTCGCGCCAGCCCCTAAAGTGAGGTCAGCATCAAACTTCACATTCCCCGCATCAACCCATAGAGCATAATTACTTGACCCCTCAGACGGTGCGCCAGAGACATACAAAGATGCCGCTGCCGTAACCGTTCCCGTAGCCGTAATATTTGGCTCGTTTATCTCTAAGGAGGAAACCACCGCAGTAGTTCCCGAAGGCACTGTAACCGCACCCGCAGGGGCTACATTAACGTGTGCGTAAGCCGTATTTGCTTGCGCCGTTAAAGCCGCTGGAGCGACAAGGTGAAAGGCACTGGAGTTCGTGGAATCATGTCCAATACGCTCTGTAATTGAGTTTCCAACAGTGATGTCAATTCTATCGTCAGCCGTTGCGCCGATCTTTGTATCTGCATCAGCATCCAACTCAATATTTTGACCATTAAGGTCAAACGCCCCCGTCATGTAGTTCTCGCCGTTCTTGGCGATACACGCATTGATCCCATCACTCAGGTCTTGGTCATGGGTATCATGCCTATTAGAAACAATTTTGGTTCCCGCGTCCTTGTCCTGAGTCCACACTGTTGATCCTGTGTGAGTCCCGTTGGTTCTTGAAAACGCACCACTTCCATTCCACGCCATGTCTTTACTCCATTAAAAAAACCCGCCGAAGCGGGTTACTCGTCATTACTTGTTAATTGAATTAAACACCACCACCGCGCCCATAAAACCACCGCTTATAAGCCTCTTCCCTTCGCCGCTCTAACTGACTCTTTGGCCTGTTTTCTGAAAGACTTTTAGGCTGTTGCAATGCCCTTCCCATTTCCATCAACGCCGCTCGTCCCCCTGCCCGACCCGGCACTCTAAGATACTCTCTTGGCGCATATTGACTTACTGGGCCGCCCCCTCCAGCGGGAGACCGTGACCGAACCAAATTGTCTAACTTCTCAAGCTCCCTGCGGCCTAAGTAATTTGAAGCATTGCGTAAACTAGTTCCTAATGTTGCGGGAATCATCGCCCCTAATGCTGTGGTGGTAACATCTCCCCCCATGTTAAACCCCGCCAATCCACCACCAGCCATCTTTAGTGATTGGGCCATGCCACCGCCGCCGCCCAATAAATTGCTCAAATATCGTGCTGCGTTTTTTGTAGGACTGCCCCGCACTACATCACGCATCGCCTCTTTTTCCGTTGCGTTAAACCCACGCATTTTTTTATCGTTTAGCAACAGGCTGGCTATTTTCTGTCGTATCGTGTTATCAACATTTAACCCGCTGTGAGAACCACCGGAGCGTAACTCTACCGCGTCCTCTAACTTTCTAATCGCATCGGAACGGAACCCCGCCGCCGCGTTAGCTCTTGCTGGAACGATTGCTTTGGCGGCAAGTTCTGCGGCTCCGCTTGGGGAACGGGGGCCAGCCATAGAAGGCGTTTTGCCAGCCGCTTCAATAAAGTCATCAACAGCCTTAATTCCGATTGAGGCAGCGGCTGATATTGTATTGTCCGGGTTGCCTTGGAGGGCAGACATCCTTCTTCGGAACGCATCAAGGGAAGTGATTGGGACGGCAACGCTATTTTTTGGCACCCTAACAAGTTTTTTAATAAGTTCATGCACACCACCTGTAATTGGCTCAATAAAACCTTCCGCATCCAAGCGGCCTTGAAGGTTCTGAGCGAACTCTTTTATTGCAGGGACGCTATATTCTGCGCCCGAGTCCTTCACTGCTTTATACCCTTCTTGTGCGGCCTCTTGTAACGCCTCTCTAGTCGGCGCAGTCGGAACCATTGTTCTGTATGCCCTAGAAGCTGCCCGACTTGCCGTAGGCATAGGACTAGCCATAAGTGCTGTTTCTAGTAATTGTTCTGGCGGTGCCTCGCCTCGCAACACAGCTCCCGGAGCTTCAATTCCTCTTTTTAAACCTCCAACTATTCCCGCGTTAGGGTCAAAGCTAACATTGCCATAAACATCATCTGACACAGGAACAACTGCCATCTGACCCAACCGCTCATCTTGAGTCAAAACTTCTGTTTCTTCAAGTTCTGGAGAAGTCATTTCCTCAATTTGAGCTGCTAATATCCTTGCAGCCGCTGCCGCTTCCTCATCGCCTTCTTCTGCTCTTTTGACAGCGTTTAAGAACGCATCTTGAAGCTGGTCAAGCGTTACGTCTGGAACACCAGTAGCCATTAGAATTTACCTTCCATATTTTCGAAGAGCATCAGCAACGCCCGGTTTTAATACTGGAGCTTGTGATTTCCTGTTAAACACAGGCGGCTTGTACGGAGTAAACGGCCCAACGGTGTATATATCTTTATACGGGGCAAAACCTGGCATTTTACTAAATCGCGATAGATCATCAACATGGTCATCGTATTTAGCTTTCTCAACTCGCGCTGCGACATCAAGAATCGTTTTTATTTCTTGCTGCGTCATGTCTCCAATCTCGCCCGATTCTGCTTTAGCTAATAACGCTTGTTCGCCCTCAGTAACTTGGCCTTGACCACGCAGTTTGGCTCGTCCAGCCAAAGTAAGTTTTGACAACCCTTGTATAACCTTTCTGGTTTCGACTAATCGCTGCTCAACATTTTGGCCTCCCACCCCAAGAGTAACTCCTATTCTGTCTAATAGGCTTAATGCAGAACTGCCGGGGCCAGTGGTTGCCTCTGGCAACGCAGCCGCAATTCTGTTTATAGTCTCCATATTTTTGCCTGTGTCTCTAGCCAACGTATAACTTTCGTCCATTCTGTCAGCCGTTCTAGAGATTATGTCTCCTCCAGTGTTAAACGTCATAGAGCTAGGAGGAGGTGAGTCACCTAGCCGCCGCCCTAACCCTGTCGAAGAAGTAGGATCAAGTTCATAAATACCCGCTTTGGTTTTAACGGTTTTTGGTGACTTGAACCCCGCTTTTACTTCCTCTAATTCCAACGCCCTTGTGTGCGCGAGATCAGACGCCTCTGCCTTTCGCCTCGCCGCTGCTTCGTGACCTTGCAATAATATCGCCGTATCTGCTAAATCGGGATGCGCGGCAAGCGTCTGAATTGCACCGGGCATATCTGATTGCATTTTATACTTCGGCACTGCGCCGATTCTTGGAGCGTCAGAGCCGACCATGACTTGTTTAGGTTGCATCTGATTTAACGCTTCTGATAGCGCGGTAGTTTTACCTTTTAACCTTTTGTCATACAAATCCCCTGCCTTATTTGCCATTTTTAACCCCATATAGGTATTGGCTAGATTAGAAATTGCATTCCACGGGTTTTGAATAGGCTGGTTGGCATTCGCCATAAGCATTCTAGCAATAGCCATTTTTCGGGCGGCTGGCCCATACGGATTAACCATTATTTAAACGCCCCCATCGCACCCATAAGTCCTACCCCACCCAAACTTGTTAAGCCGCCAAGTGCCGCATTTTGCTGGCCCATCTGTTGGGCGTAATTTCCTTGAGCAAGACCCGAAGCCAACCCATAGGCTCCTGTGACATCCGTAGGCGCGACATTTACCGCACCACCGCCCATCGGCTGCGGACCTTGTATTGCTGGCGAACCCTGGAGCAATGCCGCCAACTCGTTTATGTTTTGATTTCGGGCCATAAGCTGTTCATTGAGGTATTGCTGACGGGCTTGGTTTGCCGCGTTCATGTCGAACGTGCGCTCACCCAACTGTTGCCCTCTGGTCTGTAAGGCGTTGGCAAATAGCCCCTGCCTCATGGCCTCACCCGCAGAAATAGCATCATAACCCGCCGCTATCCCCGCGTCTGACCTACGGCGCGAAAAGTCATCCATTGCATTCGTATACGCATCAGAACCAAGCATAAATCCTTGATTGGCTAACTGTGTCTGCAAAGCCTCTTGTTGCTGGTCAAACTGCGGATTTAACCTATCCATCACTCTGTTAAACGCCGCATCTGATGCCGCCTGTCTCGCAGATTCAAAATCACCCGCCCCCGGTATGGCTTGCAACCCTGAGTAATCAATTCCCGTCTGGTAAGCTGGTGCGCCTTCAAGAGAAAAAGCATCTGTCGGAAGATTGCCCATTGCACCTTCAGCCAGACCCAACATCCCCTGACCAATATTAAGCTGCTGGTCATAAAGAGCCTGATTCTCAGGCGATAGCGTCTGATTGACTTGCCACCGATCATCACCCAAGTCCGTATATGTTACCGACCCAAATGGCGTATATGTATCCATACGGTTAAGATTGGCTTGCAACCTTGCCGTTGCTTCATTTGAAGCACCCTGTGCCGCAGCTAATGCCGCTGGATTTGGCGCAGCGGGTGCGCTTGGAGATGAGAATAGGTTTTTAATAAAACTCATAATTCTTTCCTCATTAATACAGCCACTTTCTCGTATCCTTCCAAGACCCTCTCCCAACCGGGACGGCCCATTATTTCTAACCGCTCAAAACCTTCTGCTCTGGCGTAGATTTCAATCTCTGTTTCAATTTCTAAAAGTTCGTATATATCGCCACCCGCTAAACCTATGCGGAGCGTGTCCCCATCAGCCGCAACAATCGCCGCGCTGTTCTCTCTGCTAAAGAATGAAAACTCTCCACTATGCAGGGCTTGCCGTACTTCTTCTTTCTGTATTCCATCGCCCATTTGCACGGCCCTCTCCAAGAGAGGCCATGCGCTATCGAAGTCCAGACCCGGTGATATACTGGACATCTGTAGCGTGCCAAGCGACACTTTGGTTTGTCGTTGACGTTCTAATTCTTATCGCCGCGTTGTAGCCTACACCCGTCACTGAACGCCACGTTTGTATCGGCTCAGAGGCCGAAGCCCACTCCGCGTCATCCCACGTTGCCGTGTCCCACGCCGCACCCTCACTCGTTACAGATGAAGGCGTATAAACGCTTGTCCCGTTTTTAAAATCTACGTCAAAACCTATGCTCACAGGCAATGCCCCGTCAGAGGCGATAATTGGCCTTATGAGGGTGAATTGTTTCAAAGCCCCCCTACCACCAAAGTATTGGAAAGATGTCTTTCCATTGCCCTCTATGGCCGTCCCAGAGTCGTTTGCTCCCGTATCTGCCAAAAGAACTGCCCCAGACGCTCCAAAATACAGATTTCCCTCATGCACAACCCACGCATTTCCATTCATCCCGGTAAATCTGCACCAAGAGCCTGTCGTTAGGTTGACCACATACTGGTGATAATCCCGAACCGTTGAGTTTGGCACGTTAAACAGCCCGAACCCGCCTTTCGGATAGAGAACGGTCTGCCAACCAAAGGTCGACTTGAAACTTCGGGCAGCTTCCTTCACCGAACCCGATATTTTATCAGAAATAGCTTGACTTGGCGCGGAAAGTCCTAACGGAAGCACCTTGGACAAAGGCAAGAACCCGTTTTCCGTTGTTACAATGAGGTCAGCCCCCACTTTCTCAACGCAACGCCTTCCTATTGGCCTTCCTATGTTAAAAACACCCACCAAACTCCAAGCATCGGCACTTCCAGGGTTTGTTCCCGCGTAAACTATGGCCTCGCCTTCACTGGTAAGGAAGACAGCGAGATCGTCCGAACCATCACCGCCATCCCGTGTCCATGTTCCAATAGCTGACAAAGTGCCGCCCCGTGTCGCTATCGAAGCGAGATCAAAGGTTGCCACCGTTCCCGCTATGCTTGCCACGGGCAGATAACCAAACTTGAGGCTATTGGTTAAAACGAAAAATAACCGCGTTTTATGCGCCGTCACATTGACGATTGTGCTACCCGTCACACCACTTATCGTTGGCGTTGCCCACGAAGTCCCGTTGTAATGCCTTGGCGAATCCGCTCCGTTGCATATCCAGAGAAAATTACCCGCAGACGTTCCAAAGTTTACATATTGAAACTGTCCGTTAGATAAACTTGATACTACCGCAGAACCTACAGACCCCGAACTTGTTACATCGTAAATATTGCCGCCCGTAGTCGCTGCAAACATCTTACTCGCCGCACCCGACTTATACGACATGAGAGACTCAACATCATGCGTTAAGCCTGTGGCATGGGACGAACTGCCCTTCCGTAAACGCACCTCGTTCTCGTCTGGAAAGAAGTTATCCAAAACCACCGCATCGGCTGGCCCCATCATGTCCACCGCATCACGGGAGTTCCAGCCCCCTATAGGTGCGGGGATCGAAGTGCCTTGTGCCTGACGCATTATTTTCCTCGTAATTTTTGCTACATTTTGCTATAATCTATGGCTTTGTAAGGGAGAGATTTAATGCCTGTTCAAGACCAAGAAAAAGCTATTTCTGACACTTACAATACACTAGAACGCCTTGCCCACAGTGCTTTAGACACCCACGGGGCAAAGTGCTTTGCCGAACTTCCTGATGACACCAGAAACTCTTTATTAAACGAACAATCACGGTTATTTGCCCTACACGGCATATCCCGTGACCATTACCTTGGCGATTCAGAGTTTATTGCTATCGATTAGATTCTAAATACCTCATCACGCCTGACAACCATTCATCATTGGTAGGCTGCAAGACAGGAGTCATCTGAAACGCTCTATTGTCACTCGCCATTGGCGAATTGCTTTGCCGCCGCAAATTATACCATTCGGGGAACAGAACACTTCGTGGAACCGCCCTCTCTAACCCTCCAAGATAGTCACCCGCAAGGTCAACAGAATATGTGCCGTGAGGCATACTTAGTTCACTTGTTGGCCTTTGAGTACCAGCGGCATCCATTCGCGCTATAGATTGCCCTGCATATTGTTCCACGCCAGCGGGTAAATCTCTAAGCAATGGGTCTTGAATAGCATACCGTGCTTGCGTAATGTTTGGGAAGCCTTTGTCGCGCCACTCAGCCTTATCCATAAATTTAAATAATGCCGCCCTTCGCGTTCCAGACTTGTCCAGCCAAGCATTAAGTTCTGGCGAATCTAGCCCCGGAAAATCTTTTGTTAGAGCTTCTGATTCCTTTTGCTTTCTAAACCTTTGGTTAAAATCTTTAACATCTTTTTTACGCAAATCTTTAGGATCAAAATTTCGCAACGCAACATCTCGCGTCATGTTTGCAAAATCTGAGCTTGTTCCGCTCATAGCGTTATAAGTGCCATATACAGGCTGGCCCTCTGCCGACTGTACCTTTTTACTCAATGACCTAATAACATTAGGATCAGATGCCCATGCCCCCGTACCTTTACCACGCATATACCCCATGCCACCTTGTAACGATATGGGAACGTCTAGGTCTTCGCCTAGTAACCGCGTAATGTTTCCAACGTCTGTCCTATCGCCAACTAAATTTAAGAGATAGCCGTCACTTGCTAGGTCTTCTGGCGATATTGTTTTGGTCGGCACATAATCAGACGTTTGCTTAACTGTTGTCCCTCTTTTTAAAAGTTCTGGCAAACCGGGATCAATTTTATAATTTGAGTATGGCGCATCGTACAATAATTTACGCTCTCCGCTTTTCATCAACAACCCAGGCAGTGCGGCGGTTGGGCCTTTGTTGGCTCCCAATGTAACGCCGTCGCGTTCCAGCATCTTGCTACGGTCGAGAACGTCTTGATCCCACGTGACGTAATTGCGGGTGCGGCCATCTATTTCATCAGCCGCAATTCTTGCCGCTTTCATTGTGTCAAAAGTGCCAACAGGTCGCGGATCATTCCCCCAAAAAACTTGGAACCCTGCATCAGATTTTTCTATTCTGGGCGCGGGGCCGCGACTATCCTGATCGAAATACTTGAGGCCGGGGATGCCAGCTTTGCGGAGGGCTTCGGATGCGGCTTGGTCGCCCCCTAAATCTTTTGCTAACCCTCTGTAAAACATTTCCCCCGTAATTTCGGGGCGTAAATTGCCACTCGCTGATATTATTCTTGATAAGTTACTATCTGTTCCAGTGCTTGGATCATACCCCCTTGCATTGAGGATCATTGGTTTAATTTTTTCCAAAATTCCTTTTGGCTGCTCACTTAGCGGCTTGTCATAATCAAGATACTTGGCAACGTCAGCGTCGGGGATGTCGAGCTTGTAGAGAGTGCCTTGCCCAGCCCCTATATCTCGCGCACCATCTATGGCCTTAACTGCTTCATCAAATGTGATGTTGCCGCCGTACTTGCCCAACATCATTTCCATGATCTTAGACGTGCTTTGACCCTGTTCCATCAAATCAAACGCAAACTCTGTTTTCGGGTCCATTTGCCCCGTTAAACGCTGATATGAGCCTTCCGGCGTTTTATATGTTTGAGCAACCCCCGGCGCATCGGCACTGTAAAACCCATAACCATACGCCTGATGGCCTTCGCCCGTTCCCATCTTATCCAGCCTTGGCCGTCCATGCGGAAAGTCAGGCTCTGGCGACCATCTGTGCGGCCCACCATGAAATACGTTAGCCCCCAACACCGCACCCCGTGGAACCGCGCCCGTAGCACCAGAAAGCAAACTACCCATAAGCGGGGCATCTACCGCAGCATTTGTAATAATGTCAGGGTTAATCTTCATATCACCCGTTGCCATCGCGCCTACTTTTGCCATGCTACTTAGAGGGTCATAGAGCAGTCCAGGGACTGCTAATTCCAGCGGCCCCTCAAATTCACTTATATCATCGCCACCAATGTCAGGAACAACCCGCCTCATTAACGGCAATACACCGCCACGATTGGCTATCGTTCCCTCATACTGTAATAACTTGTCAATCCCCGTTGGGGCCATGTGTTCCCCACCCATCACAGAAGCATACAACGCATCGGCCACTTCTTGACGGTTGTAACCCCGTTTCATTTAACTTCCGTAGCTTGTTGAGGGAACATTGACCCCAAGATAACCGTACTCAACCCCGCCCATGTCTATATTGGGCTTGGCTCCATCCTGACCTCTAATGATTTCCAATCTCTCCCGGTAATGCGCCAGCGAGGTTGAGAAATCCAAGCCCCTGCCTTGCAACCACCTAAACGTAACCCCAAGGGTCATAAGTTCCTCATCAAAAACAACCGTATTGGCATCGTTGTTGAAGTCCGAACCGTCTGCCGCCGCAGGGGTAGCTCCCGAATTAAGGTCAACCCAATTCTTTGAATAATACTCAAACTTCACCGACTGACTCGCCGCAGGGCTAGGGTGGAATAAAAGCGTCCCGCCGCGTATCCGAAACCAGTTTGTCACTCCGCTAGTGACATCAGCCTTCACTCTCTGCCACTGGACATCCGTAAGCGGCCCAAACACCTTTTCGCTGGTTGTTCTGTTCCACATGGTATCATTGGCAAATCGGTCAAAGTCTGATGCTATGGTTGTCATCACACCCTGGCTCTCTTGTGCCGCCGTAGTAACCGAACCCTCTTTTTGTAATATCTCCCAATCATAGACGCTGGCTAAATGCTTGCCCTCTTGCGAAGCCGCACGAAGCAACTGACGCACTTGAGGGTCAGTGTTTGATATAACGGTAGCGGGTCGCTCTATGCCGATCTCGTCGGCTGCGCCCTCTATGATTGTCAATAACGTCATGGCGCGACAGAGGCCACGGGTTCTGGAGTCAGGCCAAGCAAGTCTCTCGCGTTCTGCCTATGAGTGTATCCACTCATCCCTACAGCATCCAACCCACCGTCATTCACAACGGCTAATTGTTCCGCTGTATGAATCCCGTTGGACTTCATCTTTGCCGCAAGTTTCTTTCCAATGCCCTTAACGTCAGTCAATGGAGTGCCTTCGGGTTCTACTTCTTCCCGGCCTTGCGTAAACGCTTCCCACTCTTGGGCGAACTGCTCCTTGTGGGCGTCGGTGGGCTTCTTAACAACTGTCGATGGATCACCCACGATTGAGACTTCAAGCATGACAATCCCACGCTCGTCCTCAAAGAAGATTGCTCTCAGGTTCTTTGCCATTACGCTTTCCTCGTTTTTGGTTTTGAATTTGCCCTGCGCCGCTTAATTGCCGCAGCCATTTTCTTGCCCTTCTTTGTATATGGAAGGTGAACCGTTTTGCCCGTTGACGTTTTAACTTTTGGCATTTTGCCCTCCAAAAAAGAAAGGGGGGACGCAAATCCCCCCAATCTCCAATCCGTTAGAACGGGAAATCGCAGACGATTTCTTTATCAGAAATATCGCCAGCAATCGCGCAGACGTTATCCGTCACCGCCCCAGAGACATCCAGCGTACCATCGCCAGACCCCGTGGGAGTGAGAGGATCACCATCCGCACCCGCTGTTAGAGCTATAGACAAGGTTGCCGCACCCTTGACTTGAATCCAGCAATATTGCCCGTCCGTAGGAGCCGATTTAAGAACACCCGCGCCGATCTCTACTGAGTCCGACAAGTCACTGGTGACTTGGCTATTCTTATACCCGTCCAAAGTGTAGTAGTAAGCAACCTGTCCAGAAACAGCCGCAACTGAACCCGAACCCGTGTCATACTGCACCCACTTGTAAACGGCTGCGCTCCCATCATTCATTCCCAACTGACCCAACTTGAAGTCGCAAGTGTCGGAAACGAGAGTTTCGTCAATACCTAACTGATACATCAGACCCTCCTTATGCTACGATAACGCCTTGGACTGAGCGATTGGAACAAGTCATGTTCCCAGCCCAAACCATTGGCATTACCATTGCGTCTTGGTTGACAGAAGCCTTCTCACCCAGAGGCACAAATTCACGTCCCGCAGCGGGGCGCATGAATAAGTAGTCTGAGTTCAGCATATACATATGCGTGGTGGGAGCTTGGTCATCATAGAACACTGGTGCGTCCATGAAGAGCAAGTTCATAAATCCAGCCGCCGCTTTACGATCCGAAGCAAACCGCTGATTGGTCTGCAAACTACTCCAATAGTAATTAAAGTAAGTCGTATCAGCCGTGATAACGTCTGGCTTGTCTGCACCTCTGATGCAAAGCAGCCAAAGCGAGTTCATGGCATTCTGAATCGTTGTCGCTGAAGCCGTGACACTCTCAGCGGAGAAATCATAAATCTGATTTTTCCAGAAAGTGTAGGTCGAGGAATTAATTCCACCAACCGTACCCGTACCAGCGTCAGCCACTAGGCTTTGAAGGCCACCAATTTCCTTGCCGTCCGTACCCGTGCCGTCAGCATACATAGCTGTTGCAAAGGTGTTCTTTAAGGACTTTTCAAGGTTTTTAATCCGTGACTTGAGAAGGTTGTGAACAGCTTCGCGTCCACTGTTTTGTACTTCTTCAAGACCCGAAATAACGACATTACCCGCCAACTGTTTGTAATTAAACTCCGCAGCCGTGAATACATCGCTTGGTGAAGTGTCAAGAGTTTCATATCCAGAATACCACTTGGAAGTGGAGTTTACTGCATACTCAAGCTCTTGAACGATGGTGCGACCCGTAGCGGGTTGCTTGTTACCCTTATCGTCCATGTGACGCATAAGAGCGTTATGGTTCGTGACGTTATCCGCTAGGACTTTTGAATAGCCCTGGAGGGTTGTTGTCACGATTTCCGTAAATGAAGAGTTAGGACTCGCCATTTTACACTCCTTAGTCGTGAGTTTGCCAAATCCTTACAAGCCAGCGTTGTCCAAGGCATTCCCTAGAATATCGTCCAGATTGTTCGATTGCACAGTTCCAGCCGGGGGATTTGCTGATCTCCTAGTCGGAACCTTTTTGGCTTTGGCAACCGCCTCTTTTCTGCGCTTGTCCTCTGCCGTTTTGACCTTTGTACGCTCTGCCTCTAGGCTTTGCTGATACAAAGAGTCGTCCAGACGCAACGCTTTACCATAAGCGTCATTCAAGTCACTTGCCGCGCCCGACTCTATTAACTGCCCCATTGTTACACGGAGCGAGTCAAAGTGTGGGTGCGCCAAATTACCTTCGGCATCTGTTTGACTTGCAAATGTGTCAATCTGATTCACAAGCCCCGCCTGTCGTTCTTGCGCGGCCCGTTCCTCATTGTTTTGAACGTATCCTTGAAGCTGTTGGACTTGCTGTTGCAAGGCGTTTACTTGCGGGTCAGGCTGTTGAACCGTTGCCGCCTGTTGTTCAAGGGCATCAAGATTTATACCCGCATTTCTTGCAAGCTGTTGGATGGCCCCATACGGGTTCTGTTGTAAATTCCTATCCGCTTGAATCAGTCTAGCCACATATTCGGCCTCGCTAATTCCAGACTGTTGAAGAGCCTGACGCATAGGATTTAAAACATGATGTAGGGGTTCGTAAGCCTGTCGAATTTGGGCAACATCTTGAGTCTTGCGCGTATAATCGGCAGTCATAGACTTGTCACGCTCTAGCACATACTCCTGTGCGTCACGCGGCATTCCGCTGAACCGCTCCTTATCCGCTGCCGACCAATGTTGAGGTGCTTCTAGCGGTGGAACCTCTGGGGTTTCCGCTTTCACTTCTTCATGGTCAGTATCGCCCTCGCTGGCCTCTACGTCTTCGGGTGGAGGTGCTTCCTCTTGGGCGGTGTCTTCGTCTTGAGCCTCTTTGTCTTCAGAGGTGATCCCGTCATCTTGAGGCTCTTCGGGTTCCTCTGCATATGCTTCGTCTAGACTCTTTGAAAGCATTTCATCTAATACGTTATCGTCAGCGGTGTCCTTCTCAGGCACATCTTGACCCGCCGACTCCTCTTTGGGAGTGCTGTCAGCCATTATCTTCTCCATTAGTGAATACCGCTAACGCGGTGGATTACTGGTGGCGATTATCCCACCAGCTTGGTTTCTCAGATGAGGTGTAGTCGTTTCCACATTGTCTCACCTGATGCTTGCGCTCATGCTCCCTGATTTGAGAGCGTGAACTCAAAACTGTGCCGTCAATCGGTGATGTAAAAGGCTCAACGTCACTAATAATAGAATAGCCACCTTCAGCATTGCGCTGCCGTTTCTCGACAAGGTTGCCCTTTCTATAAACATAAGTGGTTCGCATTACATCAGCCCTTGTGTGTTTTTCATTAATTCAACTTCGGCATCGGTCATTATTTTCTCTCTGGCAATCTCCGCATCTACTGCCATCTTCTCACGGTCAATCTGAGCTTCCTGATTCATCTTGGCCCGTTCAATCTGCATATCTTGCTGCATCTCTGCCGACTTCAACTGACCCTTTTGTTGCAACTCAGCCTGATCCAACTGCGCTTTTTGCTGAACCATCATCATGGCTGGGTCAGGCTGTTGCCCTTGTTGCTGTTGCATCTGTAGGGACTGCATGGCGTTCTGCTTGGCCTCGTCTATGAGGTCTTCAAACTCACGCCCAATCTTAAACCCGCGCACCATAAATTCCATTGCTTGAAACGCTATCGGTGTTAATTCGGGAGCCGCCTGGACTACACCCAACGCCTTCTCCATATAAGCCCCTAGCGTATTCACAAACTCAATACGGCTTTGCCTCTCCATCTGGGCATCTTCAAACACCGTTGAGTCTGTCTCTACATCAATCCGATATGACCGTAGTTTATCGGAGCGCATAATCTGAAGCATCTCAGGCGTAACCTGTAGCCCCGTCATATTCTGCAAAATGTAGGGCTGGAAGTGTTCTGCAATCAACTCAGCCCGTATTCTATAAAGATCACGGATAAACCTTTGAACGGCATCTTGTCTCTGCTTCAGCCGCATCGAACCAAACTGACCCTTTAACCTCTGAGCCGTAGCCGTTTCAGTTGGATTCGTTGAACCTCTAATTACGTCACTTATCCCCGTTACCTCGTAAATAGTCTGGATAAGCTGCGCCCTCTGCTGGTAAAGACCTGACAAGACACCAGCCGTCTGCGAAATGTCTTCAGTCTGCATTGCATTTGCCAAGCCGCCCTTTTGAGCCAGATTCGCATAATTATCGGCTGGCACGAAAGTATTGTCAGATGCCTCTGCAAGTTTTGCCAATTCAGGAACCGAACCATCATAAATACCCCTGCGCCTTAAACCATCCGTCAGCTTTGCAATCCTTGTCGTAATTCTATCCAGTTCATCGGCTTGGTCTTCATACAGCCGAAACTCTGGAACAGGAACGCCCGTGCCATTTGTCTTAATGGAAACGATGGGTTTAGGAGTCGGAAAGAAGCCCTCTAATTCATACGGGTCATCTTCTTCCAAAAGCAGGGCATTATACCCTTTAACCACATAGTATCTCTTGCGGGTTGTCTCGCACCAGATTTCCCAAACCTCTGCACGTCTGAATACATCGTCAGCCTCGTACTCACTGCCCTCTGACGGACTCCAGTTTAGCGGAACCCTGTCGGCTTGCTCTGGTGTAAGTTCCTCAAGGTCATCCCGTGTCATTAAATGCCGTCTGGCTTTCCATCTTACATCCTCTGGACGCTTGGCGGGACTTTCACGGTAATCTTCCCAATGCACATACTCAAAGAAAACTCTTTGGTCACCGATTTCCTCAACCGTTTCGCCTGTTTGAAAACCAAACGCATCAACGGTAGGAACATCAATCATAATGTCCTCTTTTACTACCCAGACCACACCCCGCCCCGGTAGTAAGTAATCTTCTATCGCACCCGCAATAATATCCCTCTCGTCATAAACGTCTGAGGAATACTCTAACGCCCTCTCAAGCATTTCAGAGACTTGCTTGCCAGCGGGGTCACGATCTAAATACCGCCTTCGGATGTCAGGCTTTGCCATCCTTGCAAACAATGCACCCTTTAAAGTCTCCGTGTTTGACCACAGAATGTTAAACTTTTTTTCTCGACCAACCGCCACCATGTCCCGTCCCGCACGGTAACGGTCAATAACCTCATCGCCTTCCTTGCGCCACTCTTTCTCCGCATCATCCGCAGCGTTCAACTCAATGTCCCAATACCGGGCCATCCCTGCCGAACCCTGATAGTCATCCATGCTTTCTATTTGTTCGCTCATATCGACTGCACCGAATTAAAATTGTATTTACCTTCAGCCGTCGCAATAGCTTGAAGAGCCTCGTTTATATTTGTGTACCCTTCCGCATTGGCCCCCCATTCGGCACGATCCCAAACAGAATTATCCCATGCGCTTTGCATAGCATTCTTCCAAGCCAGGAACCGACCTGAGAACGAACCTTGTGCAATATTGTTTTGGTCAAACAAGGCATTCCAATCGCCCATATAAGTATACGCCGTCCCCGTAAGGTCACGGACGCTCTGTTGAACCATTGATTGATTGCTCATATTGAGGTCACCGCGTTCCAGTTATTTCGACTCTTGGAAACTGCGAAGGCTTGCATAGCCTCGTTGATGTTCGTGTGGCTTGCGCTCAACTCACCATTGATCCACGCCAATAGCTTCTCGTTAAAGGTCACGCCGCCCGTAGAAGAATCGGCAAACTCCTTCATAAAGTCACCATTGAAATCCAGCGTTGTGCTTGTCGCACTCCGTATGCTGGCTTGTAAGTCCGATTGATTGCTCAAAACTCTGTCCTCTTCTCGTCAATGGTTTCAAACAACTCATTGATGGTTAGGGGTTCTGGTTTAATAAACTTCGGAACCCTCTTAATAGGCTCTGGCCTGTCTTCCCGATACGCCATACACATATACCGAAACGCATCTGAACTATGTGAAGTCCAATCATGCAGGGGCCGACTCTTTAAGGTCAAAAGCCGCTCGTCGTAATCTTCCCGATACTGCATTAAGCACTCTAGGAGATACTCACACTTGTCCGAATCAAAGTGCATAATCGGCAGTAATTCTCTAACCGCGTTGATTCCATCGTCTACTTTATGGGCTGGCACGATCTTCACGTTGCGCTTTTCTCGTCTAAGAACCTCAACCCTAGTAAGCCCCGTGCCTAATTCTCTCACCCTCGCATCGTGGGGCAACCAATCTATATCCACGGGATAGTCGAGCGATTTGAGCCACTTTACATAATGTGGCAGAGGCTGGCTGTGGTTCTCATAGTGATTGATTATTCTAATCTCGTTGCCTACTTGCTGCCATAAGACAATGGCAAGGCTGTCTCCAATTCCTAAATCCCAAGCACTACTGACAGGCAAGTCAGGGTCATATTCAACCTTTGCAATACGTCCCGCTTTCCGCGCATCGGATATAAGTGCGGCGTAATACGCACCGCCCGTTACAGACGCATACTCGCCGTCCCAAATGTGAGCCGCCTTCTCTGGGTCTTGTGAACGGTCCCGGTCCATATCGGCCTTTAGAGCCGCAGGAAACCACTTATTGTCCCGCCAGTTAGACTCAACAATAATCGAATCCTTTGGCGTGTATCGCCTTAACAGCTTGTCAATCGGGTCTAGCCTGGACACTGGATTCCAGCTAAACCACAACTCCGAACCCTCTGCCCGTATGGTAGGGGTTAATAAATCTAAACTGCGCTGGCTAATTGTCTGGGCTTCTTCAAGCCACGCAACTTGAACGCCTTCTAGTGATTTTATCGAAGCCGCTGTTGAATTGTGTAGGCCACGGAACAAACACGTTGAACCTTGCGGCCCCCGTATTTCTTGCTCAGTTATATCAAACAAACTTTCCAGCCCATGACGAATAATAACGTCTTCAATAAGCTGCTTTACAGAGTCTTTAATAGAGTTCTGCACTTCTCTGAGACAAACGACCCGCTTGCCTTCAAGCAACGCTATAACCGTCATTAGGCCAAAGAACCAAGACTTGCCTGACCCACGGCCACCCCATGCGCCTTTGTATCTGGCTGGCTTTATCAGAGGCGCGAATACCTCTGGGAAATCAATTTCCAGATTTAGTTGCATTTAACTGGATGCTAACCGCAACGCCGCCAGCGTGTTCTTGAACGCTTGTCTCTTTCCAGCCCATTCGTGTCTTGGCCCAGAATATTGCCGCTGACGTGTCTCCGTTGACGGCCTTGTTGAATAACGTGCCGCCTATCTTTGCATTGGCTTTTGTCGCCGCTGTGTCTAGTTCCTTGCGGAAATGCTTTCTCAGAGTTTTGTCATCAATCCCATCACGGATGACCATCGCTATATTAGACTGCGGTATGCCCACCGCCGACATTTGTTCAACCAGCTTCCGCTCTTCTTCCGTTGGCTTAAACGTGGGCTTTGTAACCTTTTTAGGCGGCATCGGCCTTTATAGTCGGGAAAATCTCCCCGCTATCCTCCAGCTTTGCCTTTTTGCCCGTGAAGTCTTGCCACCGCTTTATAGCCACATCGACGTATGCAGGGCTTAATTCCATTGCGTAAATACAACGCCCGGTCATCTCTCCCGCTATGATTGTCGTTCCGCTACCAGAGAACGGTTCATATACGGCCTGACCGGGGTCTGAGCTATTCAATATGTAATGCTCAAATAGCTCGACAGGCTTCTGACTCATGTGTTCCTTATTCGCCGCGTGTTTGCACTTAAAAGTTTGCGTTGAACTTGCAAGGCGAATTGTCTTTGCCTTTCCTTTAAAACAATACAAGGCAAATTCGACATCTTTAAAATACCACCGATTTGGGATGCCGTTTGGCTTCTGCCATATTAGTGTGTTGTGATATTTAAAACCGCTTTCATGTAACGCTGTTGAAATCTCTGATAGCTTCCTATCATTCGACATTACATAGGCATCACTGTTCTTCGCAAGATGGACAAACGCCAACCCCATCCAATCCTTTAAGTCGGGAATCTCAAACATCTTCCCATGATTTACAGGGTAACTCTTTGCCATCCACCCCCCGTTTATCATTCCAGGGTTCGTGTAATGCGTTTTCGATGTTGGCGTTACTTCATAAGGCGGGTCGGTCACCATTAAGTGAGGCTCGACATTCGCTAACAGCTTTGTGACGCTTGTCTCGACCGTGCTATCGCCGCACATCAATCTGTGCTTTCCCAACAACCAAACGTCACCCTCTTTTGTAACAGGCTCGTCAGGTAGGTCAGGCACCTCGTCGGGGTCAGTTAAGCCTTCATTCTTGTCTGCAAGTATTGCCGCCAGTTCGTTGTCATCAAAACCAATCAGCGAAAGGTCAAACCCTTCCTTGTCTAAATCCCCCATCTCTAGGGAGAGCATCTCCATATCCCAACCCGCATTTAACGCCAGCTTATTGTCTGCAATGACGTATGCCTTGCGTTGATTTGGAGTCAGGTGCGCCAATTCAATGGTTGGCACTTTATCTAAGCCTAATTTCCTTGCCGCTAGGACACGCCCATGCCCCGCTATGATGCCACCCGTTTCGTCAACAAGCACAGGGTTATTGAACCCGAACTCCTTTATCGACGCGGCAATCTGAGCCACTTGAGCGTCATCGTGTGTCCTTGAGTTAGAGGCATAAGGGATTAAACCCGTAACCTCTTTTTCGATTACTTCCATATTTATCTCCGCTGGCCCTAAAGGGTGCTAAAGGTAAATTAAGCCTTCTCCCGCTCTGGTGTATCCCGGTTGAGGCATTGTTAAGGCTCTTGCCATTTCTTGCTGTTGAATGATTGCGTCTGCAATTTCCTCTGGCCTTGCAACTGGCTGACCAACAGGAAAATATTCCATTCCACCATCGCCTCCGTGAATATCTGGCGGGGGAAGCCCACTGCTTGCTATTTCTTCGGGTGGGTCAAGTGGATTTTGTATAGTATTTATTGGAACGTCTAATTCGTGTAGCGGATCATTATATGTTCCCCATCCCATTGTGCCGTCAGCGGATAAATTATGAATTGTCCCACGGCTAATGCTTGGCACGTTATCCATTAAACCCGCTACAGAATCCATTGCATTCCAGCCATGCTGCCCGACTACATTACCACTTGAGTCTATCGTATAGGTAGGCGTTACAAAACTTCCCACCATTGATGCTACTGGGCCACCAAACCAGCCACTAACAGCCCCCGCAGGGTTTACCTCAACCGTATTCGCTGGCTGTGGCGTATCAATCCCTGCCATTGCTCTTGAAATATCTGGCCCAAACACATCTCGACCCGTAGCTTCCCAATCCGCTCCAAATATATTTCCAACAACCTCAAGCGGAGCGGTTAGAATTGCTCCTAATAAGCTAGGCTCATTTTGCTGTTGAGGTGGCGGTGGCGCACTAGGGTAATTGGCAAACTCATCATCATATATATTGTAAGAGATTCCATAATCACCATCTGGGGTGGGGTCAGGAGACAGCCCGTGGTCTACATCATCTCCTAGCATAAACTCAGGCATACCCGTCACGGGATTTATTGAACCACCATCAGTCACCGCATCCAGTAACATCGCCTCTTGAGGATTGATATGAGCTAGGATGGTATCGCCACCCCTTCCCATACCTTGAAGAAGCGCAGCCATCTCACGGATTTGACCTTGCATGATTTTCCCATAAAAAAAGCCCCACGGGTTGCGGGGCGGGTTCAATATATTGTGATGTAATTTATCTCAGCTTATCTTTTTGTACTACATTTGGTTGCAACTCTTCAACCTTTTTTTCACCATCACAACAATCTAAGAGGGTATTCCTACAGACCGGGCAACTGTAGTGACCCCGTATCGGTTCTAAATACGAGGTATAAACCCCGCACCATTCACACTCTTTTTCATATCGCATAATGATCCGCTAGGTTATCTAGAACGATCCTTAACGCCCCCAATATTTCACGGACATCAACCTTTTGCTTTCCTAACCCTTTACTTACGGGTCTTTCCAACCCGACATAATCCCACAAATAATCGCTGCCAATCGAACCCACGGCCTTCAATGCTTCATTAACTCGATTCCTAGCTTCCAGGGTTTTGACCGCAATGTGATCCGAAGCCATTACTCTCGCCACCTTTTCTAAATCCACAATGGCGTAATTGTCTCCAAAGTTTGCAGTTTCAAAATCAAAATTAAACATTCTTGCAGCGGTGGCGTGACGCTGTTCTAACTTTCCCTCACGATGCCAGCGTTCAAAAACACTCAACCGCCGCTGCCTATAGACTCCCGCCTTCGGGGTTTCTTCAATTACTACTGGCTCACCGGGGTCAATTTTAAGAGCGTTTTTCATAACTCTAAAACCCTTTGTTCAATTTTATTAGGCGGCTCAACAAACAAATCGGGTTGCTTATATACGTCCTCAATCCGCTGACAAGCTACGTCAAAATACTTTGGCTCTAGTTCTATTCCGATAAACTTACGGCCCAGTTTTGCACAAGCGACTCCTGTTGTTCCGCTACCCATAAACGGGTCAACAGTTTCATCAAGGTCAACCCATTCAACCAGACGATGCATTAAAGCATCAGGCTTGCCCCATGCGCCCAACGGCCCCGACATATTGCGCGGGAAAATCTGAACACTGTTTAGGTGCTTGCGTAAATTTGGAGTGTAAGTTCTGTTTCCAAGGCAATCTTTGCCAATAGAAGACTTCCCTTTTTTTTGAGGCTCCACTTCTTGAAATGGGCCAACGGCGGCTTTTCCAGCTAATCCGTACAAATAAATGTAATCGTGGGTCACTCTTGGAAGATTAGGGCTTACCCATCTGCCGTCTGCAAAATGCCAGACAAGCTCACAACGTGGTTTTCCAAGTTTCCGCTCAACCGCGTACCTCGACGGAGGAGAACAGAATGCAATAATACTTTGGGCATTTGGAATTGACAATGTTGCCCAATCCTCAAACGGTGGATCAAGAATTAACGACTCTATTGGCCCAAGCGTTGGAATGATCTCAAGGCAGTCGCCTTGATATAACGTGCAATCTCCTATTTGGACTTTATTGACCATCGAACCGCCTCGATGCTTTGCATTCTCTTGCCAACCTCAAAAGGTCTTCACCCAATTTAATAGCTTGGTCATCCGATACTTTAACCATCGAATAATCACTCCTATCCTCACCCTCGCCTTGGAGACAAATCCCGACTTTTCCATTTTCATACCTCGCCCAAATTAATCTCATACGACTTCACGCCGCTTGCGATATGCCGCTGTTTTGCAAGCTCCGCTACACCATTTTCTACTTTTTCTTGGCACAACATAATTAGAACAGCCTTCACAAGAGCATTTCGTAATCCCCAACAAACCACGCATCAAAAACATAACCTCATCGCGATCTTCGTCATTACGTTTGTTCATTAAGCTAACAACATCTTTTAACCTTATTCTTCTATCAATGGTCTCAACCTTCTTAGTCATCTATTTCTCTCCCCTAGTTTGACTCTTGGTGAGTGTCTGAAGCTAAAGGCATAGCAAGACCACCCTGATAAGAATCAAGGCGGTGCCAGCCTAAAGCGTAAAGTTTGACTCCCGGAGCCGCGCCTTCGCTTTCGGCCCATTGCGTCAGATAGCTCCGCAACGGTTTGTGTCTGCTTCCGACCTTGCTATCAGGCCGCTAACCGCCCCCACACATTTCGCACCGGGCTTGCCCTTGGTTAGACCCCACAGTAGGGCTTTAAATTGAGGTGCTGCCGTTTTTAGCCGACCACACTCAATCGAGGCTTCTCCATGCGCTCTAACAAAGTACGCATCTTGTCAGCCAGTTCTTTACGTTCATCTTCGTCTTGGTCTTCAAATCTCGCTTGGTTTAACCAAGTCGATGGCATTGGAATAAATCGCTCTTCTTGTTCTTCTTCGATCCGCATTTTCCAACGGAACGCCAAAGCCGCCTCTACCAATTCCTCTGGGGTAGCCTTCGCCAGAATCTTTACGCCACAAGTAGAAGTCATTTTCCCGCCGCCCGTGATCTCATCAAAGGTCGCACGGGCCACCGCTTTCTGTGACTTGCGAGGGTAGGCTTTCCAGAAATCTTCAAACGACATTCGGCACCTCTGCAATGTTAAGGGCTTTCTCGCATCGGCGTATTGCGCGACTAAAATCTTGGCACTTGTTCCAACGATCAAATTGTGAAAGTGCATGAGAAACAGTAGAATGATCTTTGTGAAAAAAGCGGCCTATTTTGGCTGGCCCTGCCCCATTGTACTTGT